CCCATGATCCAGTCATCACGCACTTGATCTAGTTTGATCATGCCCCATTCTTTCAATAACCCCACTGCCGCAAACTGCCCGTATTGTTTACTGTACGCATCATGTGGTTTTTGTTCTATCACTATCACAGGCCTACAACGGCGAATGGTTTGTTCTGCACCTTGCAAGATACGATACTCATATCCTTCGCAGTCAATTTTGATATAACTAACATCATGAAAATTCAGTGTGTCCAATCGAACAACTTGCACGTTGCCTGTGCCCATGGTAGCAGGGTCAAGATGGCTGTGACCAGAATTGTCCTCAGTGATGATCATGGTTCCTTGTGTGTCTTGATCACCTAGTGCAATTGGTTGAACTTCAAAGTTTGTGCCTTGCACATTGTGTTCCAGGCATTCTCTAAATAATGCCACTGGTTCAAATGCTATCACACGAGCAAAACTGCCAACAAAGTCACGACTCCACAAGCCCACATTGGCACCAATGTCCAGGGCCAGGGTTCGATTGGTACACAGCTCAATGCTTCGGCGACGCACAGCAATTTGATATTCAGCTGGGAGACCTTTGTCCACATTCTTCTTTAACATTCGCGGAAGGTGTGTTTCAAAGTCCGGGAATTTCCATCCATAATGCTCAGCCATTCAGTATCTCCTCAGTTTGTTTAATTATACGTTCTGCTCGTCCGTTCTTGAATTCGTCTATATGAAACTGCGCATAGGCCAAATGATATGCCCAGGCCAGAATTTGGTCACGATCAGGCCACCATGGATTGTCTATACGGGTCAAGTCAGTGTTGCTCACGGGCCTAGCCGCGTTTGACGGTGCCAAGGCAAATACCGGTATACCTGCTAGGATGGCTTCTGTACCGGCAATTGAATTAAACGTCACCACAGCATGCACATCATCTAATGCTTTTTCCACACGATTGGTTTTTCTATCAGTTCGACTGCGATTGCGTTCACGAACAACAATAGGCCTGTCTGTGTGTTGTTTGATAGTGTCAATTGTTTGTTTGAGCCAGACATCTAATTCAATGTCGTAAAATTTGCAAGGCTTTTCATCAGGTGCAACAATTAATATTGTAGTGCCACCACGACGATTGGCAACTTCTAACCCCAGTTGATTCCAACGATCACTGGGGCGAGCTATCACTTGATCATGTTGTAAATTGTTGGGCACTATTCGATGCCAGTGCTTCCAATCATGAGGATTTTTATAACTGGGACGATTGCCCAGGTATCCTGAATCCATGTATCTAAACGGTCTACCATCTGCCCAGCACTGCTTGATGATCTTGTGTTTCATAATACCACGTAGCATGAGTGGTTCTATGCTGTCCTCGTAGCGCCATGACTCTAACGGCGTGGACTTAAGGCCTAGTCCACGAGCATACATGTCAATGTATTCGTCGTCGCCGTTCTTGCTGAGAAATATCATCTCCAGTAACTTTCGTTTCTGCGTACTTTCAAGTCTGATGACTGACTTTTACCTATTCTTTTCCGGTCACCCTTGAGGTGATCAATATATGCGCCCCATTCACAGTTGATCAAGGGATGCCCCTCGCCCATTTGCAAGTGTGCTGTCCAATTCTGTTCACGCAAGGTATGCCGTTTTCTCACTGCATCAAACACATAACTGTCATGCCATTCGTCCAAGGTGAATATACCTGATTCGGCATCATCGTACATGCGTTGAAAATCTTCTAACCAGGTCTTGACTGCAAGTTGTGTAAGGTGCATGCCATACAGACCACATTCGGTAAATTTCTTACTACGTCCAGCAAAGCAAAGATCTGAAGAGTCTGGAAAAAACTGTGATAGTTTTGCCACTGTCATGGGACTATGGCAAATCATATCAGCATCCATCCAGATCAACCAATCTGTCTTGGCATGCTGGGCGGCATGAAATATAGCATACACCTTGTGAGCAAATCTCACAGCATGCCATTTGAATCCTTTGCCTGCATCTTTTCTTTTTGACCTAATAGGATCTGCAGAGACATCACCGTTGGCCTTGGGAACATTGCGCCAGTTATTTTTAAATGCCACAAGTTCAGGGCTTGATCCTTCCAAACTTAACACTTCTAAATTGGGTGCAGTTTCAGTTACACGACAATTCTCAGCGTACACTCGGAGTAACACATCTTGTGGCCATGTCCGCAAAAAAGTTTGTATCATTCGGCGGCCGTAAATCTTGTAACCTTCGGCATTAAAAGTGGTACATACAGTGTATTTCATATAAGCGTATTTACAGTGATAAAAACCATAGCCTATTTTCCTGCCCAATGTGCGCTAAATTCCAAGCCTGTGATGAGTGCATTTTTGGATTGTTGTCAAGCCGCGGGCATACAAACACAAGAAAACTCTTGGTCTGCTGACGCGGCGGTGATCTGGTCAGTACTGTGGAATGGCAGAATGCGGCCTAACCAAACAGTGTATGAGCACTATCGCAAGCAAAACCGACCTGTGATTGTGATAGACATTGGTGCGCTGTATCGTGGGCAAACTTGGAAACTGGCAGTGAACCACATCACTAGAGATGGTTACTATGGGCATGAGCACAATTTAGATCTAAGTCGCCCCAGACGGCTGCAAATAAGTTTGGCCACACAGGTCAACCCTGGACCTGAAATTATCATTGCTGCTCAACATCGAAACAGTTTGCAAGTTGCTGGCATTGGCAGCATGGAATCATGGGCATTGACGCAAATTCAACTGTTACGAAATTCAACTGATCGTCCCATACGCATTCGTGCTCACCCACGCTCGCCTTTGCGCATGCCACACCTGCCTGACAACGTGACAATGGAAGTTGCACGTCCTGTGGCACACACTTACGACAGTTTTGACATGCACTTCAACTGTCATGCTGTGGTGAATCATAACTCAGGCCCGGGCATACAAGCGGGTATTGCAGGATGTAGGCCCATTGTGAGTCACAGCAGTTTGGCATATCCTGTGGCAGTGGGATATGCTGATATTGAACAACCCTATACCATTGACAGAGAACTGTGGCTGGCCCAGATATGCCACACTGAATACACTGTTGAAGAACTACGAGAAGGACTATGGCTAAAAAGAATCGCCCCCGCCCTGACGGCATAACTGACTGTGCTTGCGTTATTCATGGCACTGGCTACGATTGGCAGTACGTGGACAAACTGTACAACATGTTGTCACGACACATGCCTCAAGGCATACGTTTTCATGTGTACACCGAAGAACACAGACCAGTACCGTCGCACATGATTAAACATTGTTTGAGTGAATGGTCTGGTATATCGGGACCCAAACGGTCATGGTGGTACAAGATGCAGTTGTTCAATGCTGAACATTATAGCGGTAATTTGTTGTACTTTGATCTTGATTGTGTGATTATCAATGACATCAGTTGGATACCACAACTCAGCACTGACTATTTTTGGTGCATCAGAGATTTTAGATATCTACAAAAAACCACACACTCGGGAATCAACAGCAGTGTGATGTGGTGGAATGTGGAAAAGTTTGCTGAGGTCTGGGGTAATTTTGTTAAATTAGACATTCAGCAAACTGTAAAGCAATACCAAGGTGATCAAGACTACATTGGCGCAGTGATTGCTCACACTCAACGCAGAAACTTTGAACAAAATCAATTGCAAAGTTGGCGTTGGCAAATTAGTGAAGGTGGTTATGACTTTGCTAGACGACGTCCACAAAAGCCCGGCGCACCTACCATAGTAGGCGACAAGACCAGCATCTTGGTATTTCACGGAAAGCCCAAACCACACGAGTGCCTGAAGGATCCTGTGATAGCAATGCACTGGCAATAATGTAATACTTAGGTATTACTTGACCAATAATTGCCATCGTGCTATACTAGTCACATACAAAGCAAAAAGGAGCCAGCAATGGGATATCGTGTGGTTGACACCCAAGACGTAATGCGTCACAAGTATGGCCCTCGCAAGGGCTTGGAAGGCCCGTTCAACTTCAGTGGTCGTGTGTTGTATTATGACAACACGGAAGGCCAGTACTACGATCCCTCTACTGACTTCTATGTGGAGCAGGCAGAAATGGACGTAATCAACACCCGCTTCTTTGAAAACTTCATTAAGTAATACTTTTGTAGTACTACTTTTTGGTTGACCAATAATTTCCAAAATGCTATAATAATGGCATACAAAGCAAAAAGGAGCCAGCAATGCAGATCACCACAGCAATCAAACAAATACAAAATGAAGCAGATTTCCAAGGCATGGGCCTGTTGGAAACTTTGCAAGACATCCAAAAGCACGGTCGCATGATGTACGGCGAGAACACAATGAAGGCGTTTGTTGTTTTTATGCAACTGGGCCAAGAGATGTTTGAGTCGGTTGACCATTAATTCAACATTTGCTATAATAGAAACATAAACAGTAAACAACAACGCATTTCAAAGGAGCCAACAATGAGTGCAATTCGAGTTATCAAAGGTGAGTATCGCAACAAACCCGTGCGCAACGTCGCTTTCAATCTTGTGTCCGGTTATCAAACTGGCGCCAAAGGCAATTTTGTCACAGTACAAAACAACGGAGCATTTCCCAACTGCCCCGACACCATCCGTATCAAAGTCAACAACATCAAAGACATCGAATATGTCAATGGAGAAAACGTGAGTAATGACAACACCGTGGCCTTTGTTGCCGCACAGACCGAAACTGAAACTGAAGATCAAATTATGACTCGTATTCGCGAGCGTTTTGATATCTTGAATGAGATGACAAAGGCTTGTGTGAATGGTGACATCCGTGCCATGATTG